TTATGATGCATTGCTTTTGTTTTTTCAGGATTTCTTTTTCTCCAAGCAAGCAAAACTTTTACATTTTCTTTTGCCCACTGATTTTTTCTCTTTTTAACATTCTCTTTTTTATTATATTTCTTACCCCACTCTTTTTTCCATTCTTTATATTCAGGATGTTCATCTCTATATCTCCTCGATTGTTCTCTTAGCTTCTTTCTATAAGCATCTTTTTTACATCCTAAACAATATCGTTGATGATTTGTTAATGTCTTGAAATTCTCTCCACAATATAAACATGGCTTAATCATTAATTCATGATATACTATTTTATATTGGAAATCAATATCATCTTAAACTAAAGCCAAGACTTCAAAGTCTATGTCATCCAAAAGATCGTCTTCAATATATTTCCCACCATCTGATTGTCTTCCTTTAAGGAATGTCATAAGATCCTGAACACCTTGTCGATATTCAGCTAAATACCTGCTTGCTGCTGCCTCTTCTTCTTGACCCTTACGAAGCAGTTGGGCTGCTGCCCGAAGAGATATAAGATATGAAAAACGATCAGCGTAGGGAATATTAACATTGTCTGTTGCATTTACTAAATCTGTTGGCAAAGCTATTCCCCAAACGCTAATTGATTTACCCGTTGTATCACCTGTTGTTGGAATAGGAACAAAACCAATATATTGCGAACCAATTGAACCATGCAAATAATAACCAGAGGAAAAAGATGAACCCGTAGAATTCGTATTCGCAAGGTTACGCCTTATTTCATCCATTGTTACCGCCAATGCACGAGACGATTGAGAACCTGAAACTGTTGGATTATAGTTAATTTCAACTCTCGTTACTTTAATAAGCGATGAATCAATTGCATACTCCTGAACATTTGCTTGAACCGCATAAGTAAAAGGAGTCGTTGTTTCATAAAACTGTTCATACACTTCCATAACATATGAAGCTACATCGTGATAAGCCCTATTAATTGCGGGAATTACCATACTTGAATCTTTCCAATCAGTCTGAACTGCTTCATCAAGGTAAGTCCTAACTTCATTTTGTAAATCTGATAATAATTTCGCCATATACTACCCCGCAACCGCAAGTATATAAAGTGTACCTGCTCCTGATTTACCTAATGCATATAATTTATCAATAAGTCCCATTTCTAATACTATTGTAGTAGGTGAAGTATCAGCAGCTAATACCTGAAAAGATTGAGATGTTGATGCAGGTTGATCAAAATCAACATATACATCAGCACTAGTCCTCAACATTATCTGTTTAACTCCATTAAGTTGTGCCACCTTTCCACCTGTTGTTGTATTATCAAATGCAAGTTGCATTGCAGTAACCTGTCTATTTAAAGTTCCATCACTCATATAAACACCTCCTTTTACTACACTTTGTCTTCCTCCGAAGTGCCGAAGGAAGAGAAAGGATAATAAATTATCCTTCGGCCACGTCCCACAGAACAGTAACCTGCATTTGTTGATCAATTGTAATACATGCACCTGTTTGACAAAACAAACCATCAGATTCAACCGACCCACCCTGAGAACTTGATGCCCGAAAATCAATTTGCGTTTCCGGTTGAATACTAGTAAAAGATGCCGGGAATGTTTTCTTATATCCAATCTGAGTTGTATTATTAGCAAGCGCATTACCCTCAGTAAAAATAGTAATGTTCCCTGATGTTACTGGATTACCTATAAGAATTTTTCTAATAACAACTGGCCCACTTGCATTAATAACCGTTGATGGATTTGATCCACTCGTTGTTGTATTCACATAAAGTGACTGCATAATCTATTCACCTCCTTTTATTTTTGTACTGTTACGTACACTCTCAATGTTTTCTCTGCTTCTCTTGGCATCATATAAAAATGTGTGCATCGCTCTTTTGCTATTTCTTTCATATTATCTTTTGGTCCGATTAGCATACAATTATCAGGCGTGAAATCTTCTGGACTTGCGTAATCCCACCCGATAAACAAATCTCCATCAGGCGTGTTAATAATAATATCCTCAATTGCCTTGATGAACACGAGCCGAGTTGGGCCGGAAACATCAATAACGTGAAACTCATCTCCATCATTACTTTTTCCTGGAATGTCTCGTATGCTCATAATACTTGATATTTACTTATCTTTGGCTTTTGTTTAATTACATGTAAGCCATTATTTATTTCACGCTTCCCCAAAGATTCTAATTGTAAGTGACGACATTCTCCTTCTGCCTGTTTAATTGTATACCCTTTTTCTCTCGCTTGCATAAAAAACCAAATATCCTGTAAACCATATGCCTGCTTACCTGCATCAATCCATTGTACTTCAGGCCAGTTATTAAGTAACAATGCTTTATCTGATCTGAAATATGGTTTCTCAAGTGAATCAAAAACCTCACGCTTAATTAACGTACAGCCTAATCCACACCAAAGAATCTCTCCCGTATTACCATCTTTTGTTAAACAACTGTACCCCGCAACTCCATAATCAATACAGGCTACATCAGCATCCAAAGCCAACATATCCCTCACCGCTTTTTCAGGCATGACTGTATCTTCCTCAATAAAGAGAAGATGCGTATAATCGCCTTTCAATGCCTGATCGACAAGAAAATTCTGCGAGTCAGGAATTTTCAGATTGTGCGAAAAATATATTTTATGAGCATATTCTGATAAATTACCAAGGGCTGCATCCATACATTCGGTATAAACCATGCCCCTCGTGGTCAGAATCACTCCTATTCGTATCATGTACTAGGATTAGGTAATGATCCTATCCTAGTGAAAACCTACGACCTTACTTCAACTCCGCCCGTAAGACGTAGTGCTGTAAATCCGTAAATAGTGTCTACAATAACTCTCCAACCGAGAGAAACCAACCAGTAAGCAGCTTGTAAACGTGGTGCTTGCTGTAAAGCCAACGCAATAGCCTCTTTGTGAAGAAGCATATTATGATACTGATTTGGTGTCGCTGCGGTTAAGGGTAAATTATTTGTATAATACACCCTGATACCATAGATTTCACCCCATACATATCTATTGTTTGGCCCGGTTTTAACAGGTGTTGGGTTCTGGTATTGACCCAAATAATCAGCCTTAACAAACTTATCAATTTTCATGATAGCTGAAAGCTGTTTCGGATGGATGATGAATGCCCTATCTTCCAAAGGCATATCTGCTACGTTAAGAGCCTCCATAGCTGCTACGAGCACGGCATCTCCTATATCAATTCCGTAATTACCAACTGCTGTATTTGTCCAGCTTGAATAGTTGGACATAACATCTGTGTCAACCTGTTTTGCGATAGAATACCCCGCCTTATTTGAATACTCAGTACGCAAATCGTAGTTACTCTGTACAGACAAAATATCCTCGATAATAAATGAATTATAATACCATTTATTGATCTGGATCTGAGTCTGTGTTTCAGTTACTGAATCATCAGTAACATCACTTCCCTGAGTTTTACTTCGGGCGGTAAAAGCATTAGAAACATTAGGAATATTAATTGTCTGCCCTCTGGACTTAACCAAATAGTCATACCGTTTAACAAGTCCTGCTGCAACCAGCGCATTTTCCGTAGCACGAAGTGTTTCGTTACTCCAGATTGTCGGCAAAAAAACTGCCGAAGTTGTAGTTGTAAATCCTGTATATGTCGCCATTTTTCTTCCTCACCCCCTCTCAAAACTTGCACGAAAAAACCACACCTTGTGGATTTCTTGTGAAAATTAAAGAGTGTGGTTTTAACAGTTTCTAAGCTGGCTGCATGTTCTTGAGAACATTATTTATCTCATCTAAATGCTCATCATACCATTGCCTACCATCAGGTTGTTGGAGTCGCTGCTCAATATACTCAGGTGTCATACCTTCTTGCGCTACTGGCTGTTTGGTTGGTCTGAGCGTTGTAGTCTGGCCTGTCTTTGTTCCCCGCCTTTCTATCTCAAAATCGATAAATTCATCAGGAAACATAAAATTTTTAAAAACTACTTCAGGAGGTACTGCTCGATATTGTGGGTGTGCTTGAATAAAAGATTCAACTTCTTCCCTAACATATTGCGGCGTATCCTGTTGTCCGTGCCATTTTGACTCCAATCTTCCTTGCTCCAGCTCCCATCGAACTGCATTGATACGCTCATCAACAACCTTATTTAATTTATCATCGGTTGTGATTCCTTTATCTGCGAGGGTTCTAATGGCTGCTTCTTCCTGCGGATCACGAAAATTAGAGTTAGGAGCTGGAGGAACATACGTATTCATTCGTGATTGTTCCAACTGAGTTTGTAATTCCCTCTTATCCTTAGCTAATTTTCTTATTCGATCCTGCGTTGAGCCGGAAAGACTGTTAAATTCAACCTCTTCAGGAGATTGTTGTTCGACAGTTTGTGTCGTATCTCCCTGATCTTCAGTTTGCGCTGGTGATGCGGGGGCTTGATCGTCACCCTGTAGCATACGATCCAAATCATCTTGATTAGGATTCATGTGTTACTACACCTCACTTTCTCTGGAATTACGTTCAACGATTCGGCACTTTACATTAATGCGTAGACCTGTAACGTTCTCAGGTTACGAATCTAAATCAAACGGATTAACCGTTCCTTTATTATCAGGTTGCATATTTTGTGGGCCAACATAGTTAGCTCCCCTCAAAGAAAAAAGACCATCTCCTGCTGGTGTAGGAGGAGTAATCGTTGTTGGCCCGTTATTCGGGGTTAACGTTTTACCTCCGCCTTCTCCACCCGTAAGAAGTCCTTTTCTCTCTGACTCAATAACGGTTTTTTGACCCATAACAGGGCCTTCACCGTTTGAAAAAGTTCCTTGCATATATTTCCCTTTAAAATAATTAGTAGCCATAATTCACCTACCTCCCTAATGAAAATCTACTTCTAATTGATGCTTGTGCATTAATAAGGTTATCTTTTCCATCTTTTTGTTCAGGCACTGATGCCCAATTTGCATCAACTGCTACGACGTCTTCACCAAATTCCTCAAATTTAGCTTTTTTTTCGGGTCTATTAAAAAGATAATCACTTGATATATATACTTTACTCATACTTTTACTTTCAATTTTGCCGATTTAGGTTTAGATACTTTTAATGCTTTTCCTTTTGGCATTTTGGGAATTGATGTTTTCACTTTCCCAAGCGAGTAGGTCTTCCCTGTTTTTGGAGTTGTTTGGGATGGTTTATATAAACCCATATGATTGTACTATAATGTATTTTTTCATCACTTGTCAAGTTAGAAAGGAGGGAGTATTTGACTATTATGTTATAATACCTTCGTGAGCAATATTATCTCCCTAGATTTGATGAAGTTAACAAAAGATACTGTTAACGCTCAACCTTCCGACACATTAATTCAAAATATTATTAATCTGGTTAAAAATAATTTTCCCGGAATTACCCATCTAGCAATCTCAGTACCTCTCAACAGCGATGCAGATTTTGTAGCTCATGGCAATAAACCATCTCCTAGAACACCTGAATCATTTACCGATTTTCTTCTTGATGAAATTCACAATGCCGGTTATAACGCAATTATCCGGGCAACGGATTGTTATGGAGAAAATATTTATAATTTTCCTTTCCAACCTAATACAGCACAGCATTGGATCACTCAAGCGACAAATCATTTAACAACTCATAAGGCTCATTTAAGAAATGGTGACATTGCTGCATACTTTCCCGAATTTGAGGGACAAAATAATGGATTTGGAGCAAATGTAATTGACTCATGGGATAATTTTTACAACGGGTTATTAACCAACTTAAACGAGTGGGCAGCACAAAATCAATTATTCATTACTTCATTTACGACAGTTAATGAAAGCGAAGCAGCAAGTGGATGGTATGGGGAAGACTTAGTGAAAGCATATAAAGGATTTACCATAGATTATTATCCAGACGCAAATATTATCGATTCTGTTTCATGGATTGCTAATTTTAAAGCAACTGTTGACAATTTATACAACAAATACGGAACTAAATCTTTCCCTATATTTGTTCAAGAAACTGCTGATACCAGAAATCCCCAAAACGGAACAACCCAAGCAACAAATCCACAGATGTTAGCTGATTGTTTTACGCAAGTTATCTATCCCTATCTTCAATCAAAAGAAATGTTTGGGATAAACTTCTGGAATCTTTTTGATTCACCACAAGAAGGAATTATTACAATTGATGGAAGTAGTGTGTCTTTAAACCCAAAAGGGCAAGCGTTGGCAAAAGCCTTTCAATCTATAATAAATCCAACTCCAACTCCCCCACAACCAACGCCAACTCCTCCAACTGATGCTGATACAGTTATCTCTGCAACGGGAACATTAATTAAAGGGAATGTATATCTTCATACTGTTACCGTTAATGGAACAGTAATTGGATCGGTTGAATTACTTCATTGAAGCCCTTGAGGTGGTTGTGTTCCCATTTGTGGTTGCATCTGTGGCGGTGGTAACTGTTGCCCGTTAACCGCTTGTTGCCTGCCCTGATCACCCGGAGCTATACCTTGTGGAGGTTGCCCACCTTGTCCAGGTTGAGAAGGTTGGGCTTGCTGTGGCTGATCCATAGATTGAGGCATATTCTCATACATCAAATGCGCTTGTATATGTTTCCCAACTAAATCATCTCTACCTTTACCAAGTGCTGTCTGGTGAATTGCTACGTGTACCCAATGATCATCATGGGGATCAGGCATAATTGGTTTTCCTTCAAGTACCATCATATCGTTTTCAACTGAGGGATCAACTTTTTGCATACCACCAGGCTGTTGACCAAGTTGAGACTTGAATAATTGATCGATTCTTGTTTGTTCAATAATTGAATCAATATTACCGAACTCCCAAAGTCTAAGAAAAGTCTTTTGATCAATAGCACCAAGTTGCAATAGCTTAAGTGTTTTCTCTTGCATCATTTCTTTGGTATAGCCAAGCCAGCTACCAATAGTTACCCTAACGTTGTTGTCTTCCGACAACTTAGCAATATCAAACCAGTCAGGACCTATCTTTACTTGATTCTCATGACCGGGTACTTGCTCTTTTTTACCTTGATACTTATTCCCTACAACTGCAAAATATTTTGCATCCTGTTCTCGATACCCCAAATCATAGACAACCTGCGGTGCTGTATAATTCTGGGCAACTTTCTTTAACATCTTTTTCCCAACTAAGGTTAGAAAATCCTCTAAATTATCAACAAGATCATCCTGACTTGTTGCATCTGCCTGTTTAAGTTCCGCTACTCCTACCCCTGATTTTACACCCGCAGGAACTCTACCAAGACTCGCATCATGTGCACCACCTACATCTTCTAGGTAGCGGGCAATTCTATCAATCTGTGCTCCTGTTGCAACGGGAAGTGGAGGTAAATCAAGTGGCCTTACTTCTGATCCCCGATTTTTCTCAATAATTTCACCGTGTTGATTACCGATACGCCTTACACCTGAATCTCTATCAATAACAATTCTACCTTTAGCCACCTTATAGTTATAATCAAACACGCTTGATTCAAGGCTATTTAATGCCCGATTCAGCGGCATGACGTGTTTCATCCACCCTTCACCATAGATTTCTTTTGGATTGAGATCCGCTTGATAGATACAAAAGTCATATTCATTCGTATCTAAGTCTTCATAGACTAGTGGGATAGTATTCTGTTGTGTCCAGATTACTTTTCGAAGATGTGGTTTTCCCGTATCTTTATCCCGCACTCTAAAATATCCCTCATACAAAATAACACTCGGAGATTCTTCACGATTAAATTGCGTTACAAATTTAAGAGCTTGCAGCATAAACTGTTTATATTCACTCTCAGCAAGGCGTGCTTCACCACCTGTTATCTCACGTCTTGCTAGTTGATTAAACTCCTGATTATAAATAATTTCAGTTAAAGGACGCCTGACTGCTTTAAAAACATATTCTGCCTCTTCTAATTCCTCAGCTAAAGGGTCAAAGTAAAAATCGAAGGGGTCAACAAGCCAGATTTTGACTTCCTTTTTCTCCTCATCATACACAACTTGCCATGGTCCACCGATACTAAACATAAGGCCCTGAATAACGGTTTCTTTAATTTTCTTTTTCAGATTAAGATGATCGAATAGATAATCTAACATTTTCCCACCATACCGGGCTTGGGTTTCAGATTCTGGAGCGGTTGTTTTGGGAAGACACTCAAATTTAGGACGGAAGGAGGTTACCTGATTTCGAATGGATCGCATTTGAGCAAGTGTAATGTTGATCGGGATCTTTGCGCTTTGTCTACTAGCCAAGATAACCGTTTGAGTCGTTGGCTGATACCGGGAGAATTGATATCCTCTTCGAAACAAATCTCGCACCATCCATTCATAATCATATCGTCTTCTTGAGTCCACCGCATGAGCGAGAGCAAGTTTAGCTGTATTTTGTAAGAACGTTGTTTGTTCTTCAAAATGCCGTTTGGCTTCTTTTTCTTTTTCAGTAAGAGGTTTTTCATCCGGTTGAATGGATGATAATACGTTAAGCGGGCTTATGTCAATTGCGGTCATACTAGCCATATTATGAAATGTTTATCGGCATTATCTCTTCTTCGCCTTCAAATTGTACGTTCATACCGTTTACGATTGGAATTCTATCTATTTCATCAAGATTCTTTTCTTCTACCTCTTGCTTACTAATAGTATTCTCCCTTTCCAAAATCTTGTCAAGAAACTGATGATCAGGAACTAATTGTTTTGGTTGGTTATTTTCAATAAACTTCTCCATCACCCCGATAAAATCTTTTGTTTGTTTTTCCAAAATCTGTAACTGTTTGGTTGATTGTTTCTCAACCTGTTCAAAATGATTCCTTTCAACTTTTCCAATTTCTTCCATAAATGATAAAGAAATTTTATTCACCGTATCGGTATAATCAGTTACAATATTTCGAATATCACGCTCATCCTGAATATTTTTACTATACAACAAATAAAACACAAACGAAAATGTTGTTAAAATTATTGCAATAGTTATAAAATCAAAAAAGCTCATCTCCGTCTCCAAACGCATTCATTTGCTCTGGGGGTACTGGTTGTCCCTGAGCGTTAAAACTATTCCCACCCATAAAAAATCCTTGTTGCCCGAATTCATCTGCATCGCTTCTACTTATTTCATTTCCCCGGTTACTATTCTTTGCCCGTTGCAACATCCGAAGCCCTATGAGAAATGCCATTACCCGATCATCATATGCACTTTTTGCCGCATTTGCTCTTCCATCCCCATCACGAACATACGACATCATCTCTGCTACCGTTTGCTCATCATAAATAGCCAACCTCTTATCTCGGAGCAAGTTGGTTGCATCCGAGATGAGAACCTCCTTACTATGAGCATCGGTTAACCAGCCCAGTTCACTGGTGGTCTTCTCAGTAATCATACCCAACCGCTCACGATAATACAAGTTAGGATAATTTAAATCTCTCAGTACAGTAAGAGGCGTTACTCCAATAGCATTTCGTTCTACGCCTATCAACGCATCATTATAGTACCTCCCCAACATTTCAACCTGCCTACCAAGAAGATCTGGATCTATTCTTCCATGCCAGGTTGCTACTTGCTCATAAGTTGTTTTATCAAATACTTGAGCGCAACTTGCATCACGTTCTCTCCCCCCACCCTCATCAACAATTTTACCCTCACTCACATCAACGCCAATTGCGTAGGTATGAAATTCCTGCGGCTCTTTATACACTTTCAAATACCCTTTCTCATTTGGTTCAACCGTAATTGGATTGTACCCCCGAAGATTTCCCACTAACTGTGGTTTCATTGTATGAGTAAGATAGTATTTAAGTAACTGTGGTGACCAGACAGGATTACCTGAAACAATAAATGCCTCATCAGCATTAGCGGGAAACTCCTGATTAAACTTATCCCATGTTGCCGGATCTCTGAAATCTCCCCCCATCTGATTTATCTTCCACCGTCTCCAAGCAATTTGTTCACGAGACAGGTGGTACGTGTTAATCAGATTTTGTTCCTCTTCAATTAAATCCCCAAGTTGATTAGTTGGCATCACATAATCAGGAAGGGCAAACCAGGGAAGGAAATGTAATGAAAAACTTCCTTCTCCTTCTCTACTTTTTACCCACAGCTTGTAAAAATAATCACCTATACCATTTGCCGTACTCTCAATAACAATTCTTCCGGCTTTTGGTACTGCTTGGATTAAACCAATCATGGTACGTTCCTGATCGGGCCAAAGAGCTAACTCTGATACATGAAGGTTGTTAATCGTATCTCCACGTCCGAATGCTTTCGCACCTGCTGTACCGATGTAGAAACTGCTATTCATGGTCTTATTAATAAGTTCTTTACGAGAATTAATCTCAAGTTGATAAGGTAACGGACCGGGCCAAGTACGCTCCATTGACTTTAACATATACCTAACTCTTTCAAAAAGTCTTTGGGTTGCTTTATCCTCATGGGAAATAACAACACACCTGACGTTTTCAACTGTTAAGAAATCTACTAAGAACATGGCTTGAATTAAATAACTAATTCCTTCCTGCCTTGCCTTGAGGATCATGTCCATATTTCCTAACTCTTTTAAAATTCGTTGTTGAGGAGGATTTAAAACAAAGGGAACTGACTCCATGTCTTTATTGACAATGTAGAATAATTTCTCTATTGCTTTTTTGTAGTAATCTGCATCATGCATATTAGAGGCCCACCGTACCACCTCTCACTAAATAAATGCCTCCAGCTAAAAAGATAACTCCTACCAAAATATCCCAATACCATGCTCCTAGTCCTACTCCAAGAAACGGTATACCAATAGCTGCTAAGATTAATGCTGCACCTACAATAATAAATACAATACCAACAATTTTAATCAGAATCTCCGACAATGACATCTGAATCTTCACCACCTTCCTTACCTGTTACAAATTCATCAATAGTAAGTCTTCTTTTTATCTGTCCTACCGTTGGATTATGTTCTGCATCGTGTTGATCTACAATCTTCTTCCATTCCTGATAGGCTTTAAGTTGAATTGCGTAATCAGGTACTGTCTTATCCGGTTCTGTGTACGAATTTGTCTGCTTCGTCGCATTTAACCACTCTTTGAACTTATCAATCATAAACTCTGAGGTAATCCCCGCCATTGCTAACTCCATATACATCGTCTGTGCAATCTGCTTTACCCCTGCACTTTTCATAAACGCTTTGGTAGGATGTGACGCTACCTCATTAGAATACCCTGCCTTTAAAAGCGCTTTCCTCTTACTCATACCCTGATTCATATACTGTAAGGCTTGCACTTGTTTGAGTGTTGGGGGTCTACTATATTTCCGTTTCTTTGGAGTTTCTATCATATCTGTACTATATATCTCTTTCTCACTCCCTGTCAACTATATATCCCATAGTAATATACAAATACTGGCAATACTCCCTAATTTATTTTATATAAAAGGTACTCGGTCAGTCGCCGCATAAGGCGGCTCCTTCCCTTCAGTCCTATTTTTAAGCTCCGTCCTTCGGACTTCGCAAAAAACTTCCACTGCGGTGGAGTATTTCTTCTAAGCGTAGAGATGTGAATGAAATCCTGAAAGGATGAATTTCATGAGCATCTCTCTTTATATTTGCGAAGCAAATTTAAGATAACCGTTTCCTTTTATTCTATCTCCGTAGCTACTTTAACACTACCTAGTCACGGAGATAGAGAGATCCAAGCTAATTTTATACCCCTCTAAGAAGAGTAGAAGGGTGGTAGAGTCGTATTACTACAGGATACGTACCCTTCTACAAGCTTGGATCTCAGTTCATATCACATAGCTATGCTTACTAATAACCATTAGTTAGTATGTAATAGCTTTGGTATGTGATATGAAGCTTATAGTTAAGATAGCTAATAACGCTATAGTATTTATAGTCTCATACTTGCTTCATGTCTGAAGGTAAGAGGTAGTACTTACCGGGTAAGTATTCGGTTAGTTGTTAGAGGTAATAGCGTTATTAGATTGCTATGGGCATTGAACGAGCCCACCCCCTGTCAAGCTAGTGTTGAGCCATTCTTGACTTATTGCTGATAACGATTAGCATACGATTCTAACCAGTATTGACCTGATGATAGTTTCACATCCAACAGTTATATAGCGTTAGACTCGCTTAATTCAATAGTTTATCAATATCCGGCAAGATTAATGAGGAAAGATTGCTTAGTAGTATAATTGTAGTTTTGCATAAAAAACCGCTCATGTAGCTTGACCCTGCTTAGGCTCTCTGGGGCCAAAGAGCCAAGCTACAAAAACGGTTTTAATCTTTGATCAGAGATTCAAGCTATTTAAATATTATAGATATTACCTATTGACAAGTCTATCAGACTTATGATAAGATACATCTATACTCATTCAAAACAAAAGACAGGTTAATAATAATATATACATTATTACTTGTCAAGTATGAATAAGTGTAGAGCAATGTTTACGGGTAAAAGAGAGTAGTTTGTGTTGAGCAGCTACGAATATTATGAGTAGCTTAGACAAAAAGCAAAAAGGAGGTGAATATTTATGAAAAAAGACACGTATAAAGAAAAATGTCATTACTGTAGCAGAAAAGCAAATCGCTTCAACGAGACAAGGGTTAAAAGTGACGGGATACACAGGGAAATGGTTAATGTTTGCGATATTCATTATGATAGGTTAATTAAAGAAAATGTAAAGAATCGAATATAGTGGTACGTAAGCTTTTGATACTGCTTGTCCTAAAAGCGTGAGCGGTAATGAGGAGCTAACAATAAACACTATGACACTAAAAGAATTACTATTATTAATCTTAGTAGTTATCCTAGGAACACTGTGTGCATACCGGATAACTAACACACCTGAAAGGATGAAAGAATATAATGCTCATGTTTGTTTTGTAAATGGCTATCAACCAGATTGTAAGACAAAGTTAGGAAAATAATATGAAACAAAAAATAACTATTTATCAATGCGAATGTTGTAAGTTATGGATGCTAAGAATAGGAAATAAGAACATCAAGAACCGTTACTTATCAGTAGCGACTTTTAGTACACAAGAGAAAGCGAAAGAGTTTGTTAATACTAACCATATATGAAAGAAAAGCTATTAAACAATTTGAATAATGCTGTAGTGTCATCAATTAATCTGTACCATGAGGAAACAATCAGAATAGAGTCAGACAGTGTTGATTATGAAGAGGGCTTCAGAATGCAGTATAATGACGAATGGGAGGTAATACGCATTAGTTATTGGCGATTAGAATTAATTCCGAATAGTAATAAAAGACATTATGTAGAATCTCCTTTAACACCCGATGAACAGGAGAAACTTATTAACTGGTTTGATAAGAAAGTTACACAAGAAACAAAAAATAAAAGAGAAAGACAAGTAATCTTTCCTAAAAAAGCACCTGTTCAAATGACTGAACTATGACCAAAGGGAATACTTTACGTATGAATGAAGAACAATTAATCAAAATCTTATTATTTCTTTATTTCTTTGTATTAGGATTATTGGTAGGATATTTTATTTTCTTCAAAAATATATTAACGACTACCAACCCTATACCGCCAATTAATAGACAACCACAGATATCAATTATTCCCGGCTCTAATGGTTATATCTGTTTTAATGAAAGGCTCTATATAGATAATGGCTATACCGATAAAATAATTTGTAAAAAGGTTGACAAGTAATACATTATTTAATATAATCATATCTATGATAGATTTATCACAAAATACATATGCTTATAAGACGATTCATGCGTTGCATAAGGATTACAATAAGGCTATGGATCAATGCAGCGAGTGTCAAGAGTTACGGGAATTACATCAAAAATATACTGATACTCAGATAGATCAATACATTGAAGATAAGTACCATCATCATGGGGACAGGGAGTAACTATGGACAGTAAAATACTTAATATTATACACGGGAACACAAAACTAATTGATAGTTTAATAGATAGAGTTATAGAGCTTGAGAAAAAAGTAAAGAATTTAGAGACACAGCATACAAATTATTGTCTTAATTCAGGAATAATGGAATGTATTTGTAAGAATAAAGGTAAAGGAGATAGCAAGATACTATGAATGATAAATACTATCCTCGGTTTCAATATAGTGTATTTACGAATGATCCTGATAACGGTCAATTAGTTATCAGATCAGATAGTTTTGAGGAGTTATTACAAGGTAAAAAAGAGATAGATAAGATACTTGATAAGATAGATCAAAAGAATGAGGGGAAAAAAGAAGTTTCATCGAAACCGGCGACGGTTAATCAATCAACTGACTGGATGGGAGAAAGACAAGGAAAAACAAGTATGACAACCGGAGAAAACTATTGTACTATTCATAAAACTGAGATGAAAGGGAAAGAAGGAAGATATGGGTTTTTCTATTCACATTGGATTGGCAAAGATGAAAGTGGTAAGTCATTATATTGTAATGGAAAAGCTAAATGAATATCAAGAGCAATGTTTATTTGTAGAATATCTGAATATTCTTAAAACTCAGGGAAAGATAGTGATGTTTACAGCAATACCAAACTCTACCTGGACACCTAGCTGGAGTGTAAAAGTTAAGAATAAAAAAACGGGATTAAATCCGGGATTTCCTGATTTGATAATTCTTACTAAAACGAAAGCTATTTGTATAGAAATGAAGGTAAAACCAAACAAAGTTAATAGTGAACAAATAAAATGGCTTACTTGTTTGACTGATGTAGGGATAGATACTTATATAGCATATGGATTTAAAGAAGCAAAGAAATTTATTGATTGTTATATATGAAAGATCTTAAAACATACATAGATGATTTTTTACAATATCTTGATGTGGAAAAGAATGCTTCAAGACTAACTATCCGTGAGTATAAGCGATATCTTAAAGAATTTTTAGAATGGGTAAATAAAAACTATGAAGGATTTACGATTGAGCAGTTAGATATGCAAAATGTATCAGCGTTTCGTATTTATTTATCAGAGAAAGTAAACAAACGGGGTGGTGAGTTAGCAAAAGTTACCCAAAATCATTATGTTATTTGCTTGAGAAGTTTTCTTAAATATTTGTTAAAAAATGATGTAAAAACGCTTGAGCCAAGTAAAATAGAAATGCCAAAAAGTAATAGCGGATCACTAAAGTTTTTAGATCGGGCAGATGTCGAAAAGTTGCTTCAAATGCCTGATACCAATACAGCATGTGGGCTAAGAGATAGAGCGATACTTGAATTATTCTATTCCACAGGGTTGCGGGTTTCAGAGCTGTTCAGACTTGATAGAAACAAAATTAACTTAACGCAAAAAGAGTTTTCTGTAATAGGAAAAGGAAATAAAACACGGGTGGTATTTTTATCAGACGAAGCTATCAAATGGATAAATAAATATCTTGATATACGGAAAGATAATTTTAGTCCATTATTTATTCGTTACTCGCAGGGAGTTGATAAAAATGGGGAGAAAATGCGTTTTTCGGTATCATCTATCGAAAGAATGGTTAAGGGGTATGGAAAACAGGCTGGCATTACATTAAATTTGACACCCCATGTTTTACGCCATAGCTTTGCAACAGATTTGATGTTAAATGGAGCTGATTTGCGCTCAGTTCAGGAGTTTTTAGGGCATACAAACATTGCGACCACGCAAATCTATACTCACGTTACAAATAGTCATTTAAGAGAAATGCACAGGAAATTTCACAGAGCATGAGAAAAACAATGGACAATGCTTGGGAGTTCCGGCAATTAGTAAGAGAAATTTTAAAATCAATGGGTAAAGATTTTACGAAATGTGAAGAATGCGGAAAAGACTTAACAGGTAAAAGATATGAAATACATCACACAAAATATGAAGGAGCAACTATTTACGATTTGGCGATTGTTTGCCCACGATGTAACAAAGCATCACACAATCGGGGGCTTAGTTAGTGATACAAGGATAGATTATTGAGCGTAGAACGGAGGTGAGAAATTATGATTAAATCGTTTTTATATAAAAATACAGACGGAGATACAAGAGTAAATTGGGTGAAGCTGATTGAATACTCAATAGTAACAATCGTTGTACTTATTCTTTTCTTTGGCTCATTTGCATTTGTACCGGCCGGATCTGTAGGAGTCGTTACACGATTTGGAGCAGTCAACCGAGTTGTTTATCCAGGTATGGTTTTAAAGTTCCCAATCGCTGAGGGAGTAATCCCAATGGATACTCAGACTCAAAAGGATCAAGTTGAGGCAAGTGCTGCATCAAAAGATTTACAGATAGTCAGTTCGACTATTGCTGTTAACTATCATCTTGAGGGATCACAAGCAGTTGTGGTTTATCAGAATATCGGTGTTGATTATCAGGACAGAGTTGTTTCTCCTTTAATACAGGAGGTGTTTAAGGCAACAACTTCAAAATATACAGCCGAACAGCTTATTACCGAACGTGAACTTATCCGACAACAGGCAGAAGATACGCTTACAAGTAAATTGAAGCCGTACAATGTCATTGTTGATAATTTTAATATCGTAAACTTTGCTTTCTCACCTGATTTCAGTCAAGCGATTGAACAGAAACAGGTTGCACAACAGAATTTAGAAAGAGCAAAAATTGAGGCGGAAACTGCTGTTACACAAGCACAAGGACAGGCAAATGCTCAAAAAGTATTGAAAGACAATGGAAGTCTAACAGCCGAGTATTTACAGTTCTTAGCAGTACAGAAATGGGACGGACAGTTGCCAAAAGCAACAAGTGGTACGCCATTTTTAAATATACCTTCGCAGTAAAGCGAAAGTGGGAGCGCATACTTATCACGCCGAAGAACAATAGGTATTACACATGAAAACTGAAAAACAAATAGCACAAGAATTACACGACAAACTTTTGACAAAGTACGTTGAACTTGATAATGAGATCGAGTTTCTACGGCTTGAGCAAAAGGACAAAGAGAAAGAAAAAGCAATGATTGAGAGAGATAATCTTGAAACGAGATTTAAGTTATTAGAGAAACGATATGGGTTATAGAGCCTAAAATCGTATATTATTATCTATGAAAATTGAAATGTTTTATTATCAAGGCAGAAAAGACATGAACGATTTTTTGCGAGCCTGTGATCTGTATCAAGAAGGGGAAGGTGTATTTATTGCCATGAAAGCAACGCTAACTCTGAAAAAAGGGACAAAACCTACTCAGAAGTGGAAAGATAAAGTTATTAAGGCTTTTACAGAAGTAAACGAGAAGTTGGGATTTGAAGTAACTGACTTTGAGTTCAAGCAGATACTTTGAGCGTGTAAAAATGGAGGAACTTCGGACTATGTTTGATAATAATTGTGACTTTTGTTTATATACAGCTAAAAACGATATGGGTTTACGGATTCATTTTGCTAAAAAGCATATGAAGGCTCAAGAGCGTTGTGAGAATATGGGAGGACATGATTTTAGATGGTCGCCTAGTGGTATCTGTAATCGAAAAGATTGCGGTATGCAATTAAGGTGGCTAGATGAAGTTGAACTACATCGGTTCAACTAAACGACCCTTTTAGGAGTATAAATTATGGGAATGTATACAGAATTGATATTAGGAGCAGAGCTAACGAAAGAAACGCCAAAAGAGGTTATAGATACCTTGAAATATTTGACAGAATTTGAGTTAGATAAAGAAGAGCCAAAAGAATTACCAGAGCATGAGTTTTTTGAAACCGAACGCTGGAAATTTCTATTCAAAATGGGATCTTTCTATTTTGGCGTACATAACGGTGACAGTAAATTTTGGTATGAAGATGTTTGTGGTAGCTGGCATATCAGTACACGGTCAAATATTAAAAACTATGACGGAGAAATAGAAAAGTTCCTTGATTGGATCAAGCCATATATCTCACAGGGTACGGGGGGAAGAGAATTTTATGCAATCGTCACTTATGAAGAGAGTTCAGAGCCGACAATTTATTATTTAGTGGATGATGAGTCCGAATGACATTGATTTTTATGAGTAAAATAACACTGAAAGAAGAACTAGCATCAATATTAGATGAAATTTATACCGACCCGAACGGGATCGAGATAGATGAAATGCTTGCCGATATTCTCAAAGTAGTCACAGAGCATGTTGAAGAGTTAAAAGAGAGAGAACATAAAAAAGCAAAAAAGGAATTTTATAATTTACTTTGCAATTCTGAGGGAAGTAGTTTAAGTGCTTCTCAATATAGGCGTTGGCATATGGATGAATTTAGTTTAGAAGAGTTACTTTGAAAATTGAGTGAGTCAGCTATCGGAATAATGTAAACGACACGATCCTACCAACTTGTCCGAGCTATGCGATAAACTAGGCAATATCGGTAAACGTAGGGTAAACCCGATTGTAAACTGTAGATTGAGATTTTCGAGGGTTGAAAACATCCCTAGTCATAGCAAAAACGTGACTTACTGGCTGACTCACTTAGTTTTTAATATTGCCTATTGACAAACCAAAGCGGTTAGGTTATAATATAATTAATATGAATGACTCAGTAACCAAATCAAAAAGACTTACCTCCAAAGAAGCAGGGCTAAAATGGGGAATAGGTATAAGTCCTAAATATTACGAAATGGCAGAAGCTCGAAGAAAAAGATGGGCTGAAGAAGACGCTGAAAACGCAAAGAAAAATGGCTAAGTTTCGGCATGGACAATTAAAAACCTACAGCCGTCCTTAAAAGATACGGTTCTTAGCTAAGAAATATGAGAATAGTTTTAGAGATATTAATCTTTTTACTTCAAAATTATCATGACCATGAAGAAAAGGATATAGACAAGGCACTCACAATAGCTAGTTATATAGTTACATTAAAAAGAAATCTAAAGGAACTCTTATGAAAGAGAAAATACGAACGCTGACAAGAAGATATGCTGGTAAACCAATGGACGTACAGCAAGAGGAGATAGAAAACGATTTTCTCGATTCAATTATGGAATTGGTTGGTATTGAGATGGCAAGCGAATTAGGTAAGTTAGGCGGTCAAGTTAAATCCGAGGCAAAAGCAAAGGCAGTTAGAGAAAACGGTAAAAAGGGCGGAAGACCGAAAACTAACAAGATGGTAGCGGGAATTAGAGGATAGATAAAATACCCCCTATCCACCATCTCGTTAGTTTTTAGTCCGAATAAGAATCAGAAGTTGAAGTGAAGATTGATGGTGTGGCGTAGATCCGCTAAATACCATATGGCGGTTAAGAATTGCGGTAAAATAATCGTTTCGGTATGCT